TTCAAAAACAATTTCTGTAGGTTGCGGGGGAATCATTGAAGCACCTTGACTGAACCTCACCTTAACGATGACCTTGCTGCCTACAGTTGGGACCTTCATTGTACTACTTTCAATCAAAATGATTTATTGTTAAACCAGTTCAATACGAAACATTTTGACAGAATTGCTGTCAGCAGGAAGTACTACTTTAGTTTCAAATTTTACACCACGCTGAACAGGAATCAATAGAGTAATCCAGGTGTTCAGAAAACCACGCTTTGCAGTAGGACCAACTTTGATATTGTCAACTACCGCTTCACGGGTACCAGCGGCTGAAGTGTAGCGAATCTTTGTACCAATTGCGAGTTCCATTTCAAAGCTCCTTTAATCAATCAATACAAGTATTATATGCCCAAATTGATTTATTGTCAACCTTTAAAAAGTAGTACTATAGTATTACAAACCTTTGGGCTTTGTGGGCTTGCGAATACCTAAAGTTTTACGCTCAGCCGCTGATAGTTTGTTATAAGCCTCAAGTTTGATATTGTAAAGCCGAACCTTTTCTTGGTATTTTTCAAAACTTTCACGCACACCTGAGTAGATGTTATTCCACCATTGTGAAACCTCATCATCACGCAACAACAAGAATTCACTACGACCAGCCTTAATCAATTCAATCATGATTTTGCGGGCAATACGATTTTCTTTACTGATGTAAACATTAGTATTATCAAGTCCCTTATAAATGAATTCAAGAATCTCGGGATTTTCTAGGTTACTCATTTTCTACCTTTCTTATTCAACCCAAACGCCGCAATTTCTTCAGGAGTCAGTTTAGCTAGTGCTTCTTTACGCAGGCGTTCTTGTTCAGCCATTTTAACTTTTTCTTTTTCTTCTTTAAGAATTCTTGCTTGGTCGGCTTTTTTGTGATCGGACCACCACTTGCGAGAATCACGATCCTTAAAAGTTTTCAACTCGGGGTCGAATTCTTCAAGGGCTGTAATTGCATTGCAGGCGATTCGTGCTAGACGGTCGCACTCATTTTTTAGAGCAATAACTTCAACAGTTTTTTTTGATGCACGAACGGGATCATGAACCCATTGGGTATCGTAACTCAAACAAGGCATTTAAATAACTCCTTTAAGGTTTCATTATATATAACATATAATAAAATATAGGTCCGGCAATTAGTGATGCTATAATAGCCGCTTGAAATAGTTCTTTAATGAATTTCATACATGTATTATGCATGAAAATGGATTTATTGTCAACCGTTTCTTGTAGTGAGGATTTTGTCAGCTAGGCCATATTGTACAGCCTCTTCTGCGGACATAAAATAATCTCTGTCCATATCACGCTCAAATTCCTCATAGGTTTTACCTGCACTATTATGTTTCACATAAATTTCAGTCAACCTCTTTTTCAAATATGTAATTTCTTTGTAACTAATTTCAATATCACTTTGCATACCACGGGCACCACCTGATGGCTGATGAATCATATGGCGAGCATTGGGCAACATAAATCGTTTTCCAGCACTACCAGCTTGTGCAAGTAAACTACCCATACTACATGCTTGACCCATAACAATAGTTTGAACATCAGGTTTAATGAATTGAATAGTATCATACATTGCCATACCAGCAGTAACTTCACCGCCTGGCGAATTGATATAAAGAGAAATATCTTTATCTGAATCTTCAGACTCTAAAAACAGTAATTGTGCCACAATCACATCTGACATATGAGTATTAATTTCTCCATTAATAAAAATAACTCTGTCTTTTAACATCCTGCTAAAAATGTCATAACTGCGCTCACCTTTAGAAGTCTGCTCGATAACCATTGGAATTAAACTCATTTTTTCTCCTTAAAATATAATAGTAGTATATAAAATATATACACCAAAGTCAAGATTAATGGTTATGGAAACATACCCATAGGTTATTAACCTATGAATATTTTATTTGTTTCGTTTGGTTCTAGTGGGCTGAATTTGCTTTGTACTTTTGGTACCAGTGAGTTGTTGTGCTGCTGTGGATAAATCATCAACAAAGCTTGGACTCACTTTAGTGTTTTCTTCTTTTGCGGGTTTGCCCTGACCCTTATCAATTTTGAAAGTAAAATTGCCTTTTATTCCAGTGCTGTAATAAGTTTTACCTGCACTTAAATAAACTCCCTTGATACTTTCTCCTGGATAAACAGTGTCGAATTCATTCAATGTCCAAGTATCTTTGCCTTCTTTGGCTTTTGTATAGACTTGAATTAATCCACCGTTGTTTAATATATCAGCCGCTGCTTTGCTAAAATTAGTTTTTTCATTAACTTGTTCTGCTGCTTTATGTGCAATGGCTGCAATTAAATGATAATATAAATTAACTTGTTCAGGTTTATCAGTGCCTCGTTCTTTGGCTAATTTTCTTAAATTAGGAGTTAATTCTTTCAATGATTCTGGTTTGTTAATATCAACTGGTGAACTATTTTTTAAATCATTAACTTTTGCAGCTTCTTTTTCGTCAATAATATTATATTTAACTCCTAAGTATAAAGGAGATCCAGCTTGACCTCTTTTTATAATTTCTCTTAGAACATCAACTATATCTGTATATTTGCTGAGGAATTTTTTACCAGCTGGTGTTTGTTCTAGTTGTTCTACTTTATCAATTAAGTTTCTTGCACTTGCAGTAGCACCCTTACCGCCCTTACTACTTACTAATACACTTCTACCGTCTTTTGTTGTAAGTATGCTATCACTTAGACCTGCAGTTTTACTGTCATCGAATGAAATTGTAGTACCTTGAAAAGAACCACCTAAAAATCTTTCTGCGGCTTCACCTGCACTACCTGTAAATTGACCTTTTTGCAGAGCCATCGGTTGTAGAATTTCACAAAAGTAATCACGAAACGCACTAAAGCTAACATCTTTAGGGGCCAAAAATGAAAACGGTAATGGTTCGCCCACTGCAATTTTATGAGCTACTGCATACAATGGATTATTAGTACCTAAACTTTCAGCCAATTGATTCATTATCTTTGGGATAGTTAAATCAATTTTATCTTTAAGTAAATCTTGTGGGCTTAACCCTGCTTGTGCCTTAGCCGCTGCTTTACCTGCAAAAGAATAGTCACCTATTTTATTAGGAATATAATTGTCTAAATTATTTGGTTTTATTGATTCTAAGTATCTACCTACAAAAAACTCACCCTTTGGACCAGAGAAACTAGCTAGTGCAAATCCACCTGTTCTTGGGCTTTTTGCATTTTGCCACTGTATATCAGTTTGTTGATCTATTTGTTGTAACGCAAGGTTCAATTGGTCAGATTCATATCTGCCACCGCCCTCAGGAAAAAATTTAATTTCATTAAATACTATTTCTTCGCCGGCAGGATTTTTAAAAACATCACCCGGTTTTCTTCCCGCTAATCCCGTGCTTTCATTAAGCTGTTGTATTATATCTATAATTTCTCGCATCAATTATTTATCAAAATCTATGATTTAAAGAAATTCTGAGTTTTAAACCACTTTCTGGTTCTATGATGACGCTTTAAAGAAATGTTATTTTTTGCGAGTTTTTCTCTGAAAAGATAGAAACTTGGTCCATGACTCATTAATCTATCTTTTCCTTTTTTAAGTCTATTGTCCCCTAGAATATCCCATTGATATTGATGGCACATTTCATGGGCTAGTACTGTTATTAACCACTGCTTACAAAACCATTTATCCATTACTCGTATTTTACAGTAACTTCTACGGCCCGGCGATCTTTCATGTGATCCATAGCAGATGCCCCAATATTTTCTACATCTGGGAACAACTTCAATAATCGGCATTTCTAATTTGTTATTAAAAACCGATTTATTGATTAATTTGTAAAGAGCAATAACTTCATTATAGTCTGTTCTATAACAGAGCTTTTTTTGACGCCCTATGGTTGGTAAATCCTCAACCATAAGTTCTGACAGATTTTTATTTCTGAACATTAACTTATTTAAAGATTAAATTTACGCAAACTATCGATATATTAGAAAAAAATAAATACTATTTTACCAGAAGTAAATATATGTTTAGGAGATTAAAATGAGTACATTAGGAGTAGTAATTGTTATTGCAGTAGTTGGTTTTTTTGCAATTTGGTATTTTAACCGTAAACCAGAACAACGCAATGATAGTCCTGTCGAAGTGAAACCAGAGGAAGTAGCTAAGCCAGAAGTAAAAATAGAGGATTCCCCTTCCGAAGTTGGCAAACCTGCTAACGACCGAGTTGAAGCCACTATTCCAGCTGAACCTGTTCAAAAACCAGTTAAGGCAAAAAGAGCTAGTAAGCCCAAAGTTGCTACTAAAAAAGTTGCCGAGAAACCAGCGCCAAAAACAGTAAAGAAACCTAAATTGAAAACTGCCAAATAATTTAATGGCAAATGAAAATAGGGTTTGATCTTATCAGTGACTTAAATTTATCCCCTGAGGAAAATTTTAATTGGGAAAATAAAGCAACAAGCTTATACTGTATTGTTGCAGGTAATGTAAGTAGTGATTTAAAAACTATTAAACAAACCTTATCTCATTTATCTAAATTTTATCAGGGGGTATTTTATATACCAGGTTCTTTAGAGTTTAGTGATAAACACGGCGTTCAAAATAAATTGAACGAATTAAAAACTATATGTTCCCGAATACGCAATGTTATATTATTACATAACCATGTTGTAATTGTTGACGGAATCGCTATAGTGGGAGTAAACGGTTGGTCTACTGAATACAATAATTCTACATTAATAGATAAAGTCGTAACTGAAGTAAATAGGAATGAAGATTTAGGTTATTTGTCAAACTCAATTGAGAGACTTCAGTTACATGTTGATGTTAAAAAAATAATAGTTGTAAGCAACTCTATACCTAGGGCTGAACTTTATTACGGAGAAATACCTGAAAGTTACAGTGAAGTAATTCCTCTAGCACAAAGCCTAGCATTAGATAAAGAGAGAAAAATTACCCATTGGGTATTTGGAACTCAACATAAGTTAGTTGATGTATCTATAGATAACATTAATTATTTAAATAACTGCTATCTAAAAGATACACCCTACTGGCCAAAAAGATTTGAAGCTTGACTATTAGGCTTGAGCTTCAACTTTAACACACAATGGATATCCATTGCTTCGGGCCGACAGTGTTACTTCAATTCCCTTTTGTTCAGCAATTTCATATGGCAGAATTGCTACTACTGCACTACCATCTAGATGGATATTTTGAGTAATTGAAGTTGCAGTTTCAGAATTGTAATTAAAATATTCAATCAAACTATTAACTACAAAATCCACTGTAGTTACATTATCATTTATGTAAATGATTTTGAACAATGGAGGTTCTGCTAGACTGAGATTTGGTTTGATTTTAGTTTTGGTATCTGTTTTAGACATAAAATTTCTTTTACAAAGTTGTTTAATCTGTATTGTATTACTAATCATTGATCTTCACAAGACTATTGGTACAATATTATTACAGAACACAAGTATTTATTAAAAATATTGTAGAATACCCCTAAGATAGGTATTCTACATTTACATAACTGATTACTTGTTGTAAGTAATAGCTATTTTTTTAGGTTTTTGTTCTTCGGGAATCTTTCGTTCTAATTCGATACTTAGAATTCCATTTGAAATTTTTGCACCAATAACTTCTACATGATCGGCAAGAGTCCATGATCTTGTAAATGATCTTGCACTAATACCTTTGTAAAGATATTCTATTGGTTGACCTAGTTCGATTGACTGCTCACCTTTAACAGTAAGTTGATTTTTTTCAATTTCAATGTCAATATCACCGTCTTTAAATCCTGCAACTGCTAATTCAATAGTAAATTTATCTTCACTATGTTTTACTACATTATAGGGTGGGTAGTTATTATTAGACTGTTGAGTTGTGATACGCATCAATTCATCGAATACAGAATCGAATCCTATCCCAAATCTAGAAATTGTCGGGATATCTAAGGCGTGTAAAGTTAGTTGTTTTGTCATGTTGTTTCTCCTTTATAAGCAAGTTTAATGACTTTTATAGACCCGATCATCGGCATCTACAATAATATTTATTATACTTAATTGTGTAAAAAAATATATTATTTTGGTTAATATAGTTTTTTAGGTAGACTTTGATCACGCAGGTATTTTTTCCAACGCCTTTTAGCTTGGCTTTTTGCAAGCTTGCGCTTTACTGTGGGCTTTACATATTCTTGACGGTCTCTTACTTCTTGTAAAAGGCCAAAGTCAGTAATCATTTTTTTAAATTTTCTTAAAGCCTTTTCAGTATTACCATCAGTGACTGTTACTTTGCGTCCTTTGATCATATAGATATTTTTGGATTTAAAATTTGTTCCTGATTAATATTTATCTTTTTCACATTATTTTCTTTATATGTTTTAGTGTTAAACATATGCGGCATTAAAACTCTCTCTAATTCAGAGTGCAATCCGCGGGCACCTGTTTTTAAACTCAGTGTATTTTCTGCCATTTGTTCTATTGCGTCATCTGTAAATTCTAAGGTAATATCATCTAAACCCAGTAGATATTTATATTGATCTATATAATTATTTTTTACAGAAGTTAAGACCCTTATCATTTCTTCTTTAGACAAATCTGATACTGCTACAGTAGTAGTAAATCTACCTACAAATTCAGGAATCATTCCAAATCTAGTTAGATCATCTGGTGATACTTCAGTTAATTCGGATTCTATTAATGTGTTTTTGATTTCTGCCTTAAATCCAATACTTGTTCCATTCTTTCGTGTTTTTATAATATCTTCTAAACCCACAAATGCACCACCAGCAATAAACAATATATTCTTTGTGTTAATTTCTATCATAGAACCTGAAGGGTGCTTTTTACCACCTGACGCTGGTACTCTGCAAGTTGTCCCTTCAACTAATTTAAGTAAAGCTTGTTGTACCCCTTCACCGCTAACATCTCTAGTTAGACTAGCACTTTCGCTTTTTCTAGCAATCTTATCTATCTCATCGATAAAAACTATACCGCGTTCTGCTAATTCTTTATCTCCGTTAGCTGCATTTAAAAGCATAGCGATCATTGATTCTACATCATCACCTACATATCCTGCTTCAGTTAGACTAGTAGCATCAGCAACTATAAAAGGAACCTTTAGATATTTTGCTACAGTTTTAGCTAGTAATGTTTTACCAGACCCAGTGGGACCTATAATTAAAACATTTCCCTTTTGTATTTCTAAATTAGTTGGTGGTTTGTTAATTCTTTTATAGTGATTGGCAATTGCAACACTCAATACCATTTTAGCACTATTCTGACCTATAACATGCTCATCTAAGAAAGCTTTAATTGTTTCTGGATGAAAATCCATAACATTTTTGTTTGAATCAGAATCTGATTCTTCGTTTATTAGATTATTGCATAAATCAATACAATCGCTACAAATAGTAACACCTTCACCTACTATTAATTTGGTAACAGAATCTTTGTGGTTGCCACAAAAAGAACAATAATTTAATTTGTTTTCACTCATACAATAATTTATCTTAGGTGTTAGACCTAATGAATTTTAATTATTAGACTGGTTTGGTTAGATGTTCTTCGATGCGCTGTCGTTCAACATCTGAAAGAATTTCAGGGTCATATCTACCTTCTTCAACTTCTTTAATCAAGTAAGTAATATATTGTGTATCATGCAAATATGAGTCACTAGATTGTTTATTGATTTCAATCCAGCGAGAACCATCGAATTTAAAAACACGATTGGGTAAAACATCTACTCTTACAAAGATATCACCCTTGTTTGAAACTTTTGGAAAACTAGAACCAAATCCTGAACTAATTTCTTTGTTCTTACTATACAAGAACAAATCTGGTCTCATCCCCTTCAAAGCTTCTAAACTAGTTAGTTTGCCTTCAAAGTTTACATATCCGCCATCCAACTCTTTGTATGGAAGTTCTTTGGGTTTAGCTTCAACAGTTACATTTTCAGTTTCTATTTCTGTTGATTTATTTGGTTCGACAACAGGATCTTTTATATCTTTTACTTTTTTTGTTTTCTTTTTGATAGATTCTTTTTTAACCACAGGCTCAACAACACTGGTGATTTCAGGTTTATGTACTAATGGTGTTAAGTTTTTGAAATGAACAAAAGGTTTAGCCAAATAAGGATATTTCTCAAACACAGACTGTTCAGGTACTGGTTCTTCTTGCTTATTAATTACTTCCTCTACCGGAGTCTTGGATATTTCTACTGACTTTTTAAGTTGGTCAATTTGTTCGTCTGTGAGAGGACCGTCATCTATTTCGTACTGTGGTTTTTCTTTATCCCAATCTCTACTTTGATTAGCTGCTAATACCAATGCAATTGCTAATGGATCGAACACCAAAACTAATAGTATCGATACCCATCTAACTGCACTTTCTAATAGATTTTTATCAGGGTTATCACCGTAAATTAATGCTGCTATATATTTGATTGGACCTACTTCAGCTTCTACCTTTCGAACTTCAGCCGCGATCGGCGCCCGCTCCTCACTAAGTCTACTAATTGTTTTTTGGTAGGTTTGGATTTCCTCTTGTAAGCGAGTACGCTCTTTCTGTTGGGACCTCCGAACTGCAACCGACTTTTCGGCACCCTTTTCGTCGTTACTGCGACCCATGATTTGATCCACAGCCTCATCGAGCTGTTTAAGTGCTTTGCGATTGGCATCTATATTATCCTTTGCGGTTTTAATCTGTTCGTCGTATATTGCAATCTTGCCCTGAACATCTCCACTTATTAAACCTTGGTCAATATGTGCTTTACTTAAAAAGCCAAAAATACCCATACTTGTTAATAACGCTAATGCTATGACGGCTGGAACTAAGTATAGCTTAAGTAAAAAACCACACCGATTCCAGTATTTTCTTAACCATATTGTTGTGGTAATTTTTCCTATTTCTAAGATAGAACCCATAATGATAATAGGAATAAATGCACCTGCATAAATGGCGGTAAGACCTATGATACTATAATAAGCCGCAATTGCACTTAAGGATAATGCTACTATTAATGTAACATTTGATAAATTTAATATATTTTTAAACATCTATTATTTATTGGTCAACTTCAGGAAATAAATGACTATAATTATTTATAAACTCCTGAAGTGGAAGAATATATCGTCTAGGTATACCAGGACCACTATAAACAAAATATGTAACTAAATAATCACCACGATCCTCATCGGTCTTTTTAATTTGGGTGACTTCGATTTTGTTACCATCGGGAAATGTATAAGACTTGCCTACTAAATTTTCAATCATTTTTATTCTTCATCATCAAGTATATCTTGAGCTTCCCATTTTGCCATACGCTCTTGACGAGCCTTTTCTTCTTTGATGCCTTCTTCAGTAAGAATTAAGTCATTGTCGCACATTGGACAAACATCTTTTGTAGAATGCGATTCTTCATCACTGTCGTAGTAATTTTCAATTACTGAGCCATCTTCACGCAAATATTGGGTAAGAGTTTCATAGCTTTGACCAGTCCAGCGGCATTTAGAACATTTGTGTGTTGGCTCTGGTTCTTTTTCAGGTTCTACCCAACTAGATTCATCACCAAGTTCATATGTAACATCATATCCACCTTTGCGATCAGTCCAGCAATCATCGTATTGAAAGTCCCATTCAATTTCAACATCGTTATTCCATGCATCGTTGATGACTTCATCAATGTCTTTATATCCTGTCTCTATTTGAACCAGCAATTCGCTGATTTCATCTTCATCCATATCAGGATAAATTTCTGACAACAAAGCCTCATCAAGTTCAATAGCATATTGACGATCATGGCTGTGCCATTCATGTTTTACAATAGTAACCACAGTAACTCCTTATTTATATGGTTTGATATCTTTGTGTTTTACGATTATGACATAATGATACTTGTCATTAAATTTTATTGGCAAATCTACATGCACAGTAATCCTAGGACCCTGTTCTTCATTTATGAGAGTATCACTACCTACACTGCCTACAAAAGGAATGTTATTCCACTTTCCAAATACTCTATCACCTAAATCAAATTTAGATTTATATCCTATTCTTTCAAAGTATTCAGTGTAGTTTGCCATTGTTTATATCCAATATACTGAGATTAATATCAGTGATTATTTAGGCATCATCAATGCATTAAAGTTAGCAGGAACAACGATAGTTTGTACCTTGCCGTTCTTAATACCTTCGCTGATATTCAACATAGCCTGAGCCTGCATGAACTGAATAGAGCTTTGACTGTTATTAGCAAGTGCTGCCATACGACGACTTTCTGCTTCAGCAGTCTTAACTTCGATTTCTTTTTGCTTGAGTTCATTCTTTGAACGAACCAA